CTTAAACCTACCTGAAATGTTGTTGAGGTAGTACTTGTTGGTCCTTGTATATTATAGACCACGTTGATTGTATTTGTGGTCTCATTTAATCTTATCTGAAAGTTATATAACTCCCCAAAACCACCTGAAAATGTATATCTTTGCCATCCTGTCCATTGAACGACTAATGTCCTATTTGGTGAGGTCCCTATTGTTTGAAACCTGATACCAAATGTTGACCTACTAAATCTAAAATGAAACCCAGTACCCGCACCACTTGTTGCATTTGCAGAAATTGTTACAGTTGTTGCGGTTTTAGATAATACCGTAGCTCCTGCAGGAATACCTGTACCACTTACCTTATCCCCAACCGATATTAAAGATATATCACCACCAGTTATTGTAATAACCGCACTACCAGAAGTTCTATTTCCCAATAACGACCCACGTCCTATTAAATCAGCTCCCATTGCCGATATAACATTATTTGACGTTCCTGTTGATAATGGTAAATAACTACTAGTTGGTAATGACCCCAGTGATATAAATCCATTAGCATTAACCCCAAATTGGGTATACGTTGTTCCATTATAAACAAAGTTAAATCCGATTGATTCTAATGCCGATGAACTATTATCATCTAAAAAATTTGTATTTGTCCAACTTGTAAAGTTATCGTAGTTACTACCACCAACTATTGGTGTGTATGTTCCGGTTGATGTTCCAAACGTATAAGAACTTACTTGTGATCTAACAAAAAAACTTGTTAGTATAACGAAAAAAATAAATAGTGAATTTTTCATAAGTGGGTATTTTATTAATAAATACCTATGAAATTATTTATTATCAATCGTTAATTAAATTGATTGACTATAATGGTATTATAAATTAGCAAACATAAAAAAAGGAGACAATTTCTTGTCTCCTTTGTAGGTTATTTTAAGGTTTTGATTATCTCAATTCTCTTAAATCAAATGTTCTAACTCCATCAACTGTGATACGTCCGTAGAAACGGTTGTTAACCATTTTCTTAGCGTATCTCGTCATTATTCCTTTAATCGGAGTAAAGTTGAACGGATTGTACATTGTAGGTGTTAATTGTAGAGGTACGTACGGTGCGTAGATGTAACCTGTGTCTAACAATGATGTTCCTTTATGTCCTAACAAAACTGTGTTTGGTGGGAAGTAAGGGTCACGGTAAACTTGGTAACGTCCTGCAAGAGTACCAACTCTTTCAATACCCATGTTGTATTGGTCTTGTTCAGGAGATGCGTTAGATACGTGGAAGTATTCTAAATCATCAAAGATTGCAGAAACCTCAGAAGAAACAACAATCCAGTTAGCTCCACCTCTTAAAGTAGATTTGTGGATTTGTGCTGACAACTGATTGATTGCCGTAATCAAAGTTTGATTCCAATCTTTTTGAGTATAAGATGTAGTTTGAGCAATTCTTCTCCATCCGTTGTAATCCCAACGTAGGTTCCAAGCCGCTCCTTTTCTCAAGTCACGTAAAATTTCACGGTCAATTTCAGCAGCCACTTGTTCTGACAATAAAGCCGTCAATTCAGCTTCAGCGTCAATGTTGTGGAATGCCGCAACGTCTTGTGCCATTTCTGGAGACCATTGTGCTCTTAATTTTCTTTCAGATACAGAAACAGTTACTGATTCTAAATCAAAAGAAACCTCACCAATTTGGTCTTCAAACTCCAAGTTTTTGTAAGTTCTGTAGATAGAAGTAAATGATGTACCTGTTGCTCCTGAAAAAATTGTGGTACCTGTGTAACCATCTAAAGATGTTGAGTCACAGTCAGCACATACAGGACAAGAAAGGTCAACTTCAACGAAGATGTAACCATCAGCACTACAAATATCGTAGTAAGAACCTCCGTTACCTGTTGTTGGCCAAGTTGTTGACGCTTGACTACCGTATTGAACGATTCCTTTACCATATTGTTGAGTAACAACTCTAAATAATAATGGAATTGGAGTACCGTTTGCGTCTGCAAGTACATTACAAGGTGTTGTATCTGCGGATAAAGCTGGTTGATTTGCGATAATTTTAAGGTCAGATAAGAATGTTTCTGAATCCATTTCATTACCATCAGGACCTATTAATTTACCAGCTCCTGCAGTTCTGAATCCTGAAATTTTCAAAATCATTTTTCTAACATTACCTGTTGGTGCGTTTGAATTACCTAAAGTAGATCCATTCCATACTTGGATTTGTGTAGTTGCAGTAACTGCAGTCCACGCTCCTTTAGAGTAATCAAATAATCCTGGAGGATCCAAACCAGCTTCACCACCTTCGTAAAATAAATCATAAAGATTTTTTGCGTAAGCGTTAGAACCAGTATATCCTTGGTTAGGATCGTTTGTACCAGCAGCTTGTGCTCCTGGAGAACCAATTGGTGAATAGTGTTCAGTAGTACCTGGTTGGTACCCTTGGATTTTAGGTACAAAGAAGAACAATTTACCGATAGGTAAGTTCATTGCTTGTACAGAAACGATGTCGTTAGCCAACAATTTAGAGAAAACTCTTCTTACGATAGGGAAAACAACTGTTTCAAAAGCCCCGTTAGAACCTTCTGAAGTTGCCTCGTTAATCAAGAAAGAAGCTTGGTTTTCATACAACTGTGCTACGTTTTCTTTTAGGTGGCCTTTAAGACCTTCAAGGAACCCTAATCTGTCCCATTTGTTTATAGTGTCTTCTTTGATAACTTTAAGGTGTTTTAACCCGATGTTACCTACAAGACCTGATTCTAATAATGCTCCCATTTTTTTTGGTTTTTTATTTTATTTATTTATTTATTTATTTTAATTTTCCCATTAAATCTTTCATTCTTAAGAACTGAGGATTTTCATACGTTTTAGATTCAATTAAATTTACTGCCGATCCTGTTGTAGGAACTTTAGAAATTGTTCTTTGTACTGATTCTGTAATTGTACCATCTCCTTTTGAAGTTACTTCAGAAAGTTCTCCTTTAATAGATTTGTAAAGATTTTTAGATTCTTTTAAAGTTTCAGCGTTGTCGAATCTTCTTAGAATATTAATCTTTTCTTGTTTAGTTGTTGAGTGTTCAGTAAATAAACGAGTTGCGTATGCCAAGTTTGAATTAAAAATTGCAACCTCATTTAATTTAGTTCTGAAAAGGTCAAGAGCCTTTCTGTATTCTTCGTTTTTCGCTCTTAATAAATCTAACTCTTCAGTACTTTCTTTTCTTAAATGTCTAGGTGCTGCTTTTGGTTTATCCAAACCTTCTCTACCCCATCTTTTACCGTTACCCAAAGTTCTAGAAGCCTCTTTAAATTCTCCTCTAGCTTTTGGTTTCATTCCAAAACCTTCGTCGTTAACTTCCTCTTTATATTCAAATTTCGCTTTACCCATTCCAACACCTCTGGTACCTTGTTTCATACTTGTTTTGAAACCACCAGATTGGTTTGGTTTTTTATCGTATTTGAATTTAGAAGCGTTACCCATACCCATTCCTTTGGCTTTTGTATTTGCTTTCATTTTGGCTTCATTCATCCACCCTTCTTGGAATTCGTCAGAGTATAGTTCATCTTCCATATATCTGTCTTCATTACCGGACATATCAAAATCATCCATTTCCATAAATTCAATTGGGTGTCTGTCACCTGACATTCCGTCATCATCTAATTCTAACTCATAGATTGTTTCTTCACCCATTTCTTTTTTATCATTTGCTAATGATTGTTGAGTTAGGTCTTCAAATTCTTTGAATTCTTCAAATGAAAAACCATCTTCGTCATCATCACCATCCATCATAGACATACCCATCATATCCGACAAATCGTCTTCATCTTCATCATCGTGATGTCTTCTTTTTCTAGGGTGATGAAAATCATACATATCAAATTCTGATTGACCAAATTCTTTAAGTTCGTCCATAGCAACTAATGCGTCATCTGATTCACCAAGTTGGATTAGGTATTCTGTATCATTTTCGTTGTCTGATAAATGTAACATATTGTTTTCTTTTTTTACGATTACACCATCTTCGTCTCCCATTGCTTTAAATACTCTTAAAACTTCAGCATCTGATGCTCCGGTTAAATCGATTGTGTCTTCATCTGAATCCATAGTTGGTAGGTCCATCATATCATCGTCTGTGTCATCCACGTCTAATGAAAAGTCGTCCTCATCATCTATATCATCTAAATTATCAGTATCAGCATCAATATCCTCCAAATCATCCATGGCAGATACATCAACGTCAACATCTTCATCATCTTCAACCTCATCTTGTTCTAAGAGAGATTCTTTTACTAATGAACCAATTTCTTTCCTCATAGTTGAAGAAAGTATTCCTTGTGCGTTTTTGTTAAGGGATTCTTCCAAATTCTTGATTTGGAAAAGTGCGTCCTCAATAACTGAATTGTTTTTTATCATCTTTTATTTTGTGATGTTTATTCAAATAAATACTTGATAAAATAAAAAAGTTCAGTTATTTTGGTATAGATGCAAAAAAAAATGGAAATGAACTCAATCATTTCCATTTATTTCTTAAATAAAACTTGTTATTTTATTCAATCACTTCATCAATCTTACTTTCGGTAATTGAAGTTATTCTCCAATCCATTGTGTAATTTTCATAAACTTTAGTAACTTTGGCTTCAACATCTGTAGGTGAATACCCTTTAACTAATTTTTCTTCTCTTGTTTTTTTCACTTTACCTGATTCACTATCTAATAAATCGGATGTGATTTTAGCCACAAAATACTTTTCTCCTTGTTCCATAATTATAATTTTTTTATAAAAATAAGAGTAATAATATTATTTGTCAAGAAACGAAGATAACTTATCCATCAAACTTTTTGTTTTATCAATAGATGTGGATTCCATTCCAGTTGCTCTTTCTATATTCATTTTTGTCTCTTCCTCAAGATTCTCATCATACTTACCTCTATCGTTCTTATCTAAGAATAGATAAGCTCCAGGAGTGGACGGTGATGATACCAGGTCAAAACAAATTAACTCAAAATCATCTTGTACCTCATTTCTTTCCCCAACCTTTTTAAGTGATCCAACACCACGAGAGGAAATCCCTAAAGTTACACCTTGACGTAAGTAGTTTGCCGCAATATCTCCCTTAGTTGAGCATATTCCTCTTTCGTGAAATCCAGGACTTGTAAGTAATCTTAATTTACCTAACAAAACAGGACCTTCCCAAAACACTTCAGTAATGATGTGTGAAACACGATCAAGATCAATAAGTGATGACTCAGGGTGATTTAACTCAGAAAGAGAAGTTCCTTTCTCAATCATTTTTTTATAATTCTCAGATTCTCTCTTTAATATTTTTTCCGGATAAACTCTACCATTTCTATTTGGTGTATCATATTTTTGTAAGACCGCATAGAATTCAAATGGTTTTGAATAGTCCATAAAATTTTTGGACTCTTTTAATAAATCGTAATTTCTACCTTCTTTTGGATTAATGTATCCCGCATCATACTCAATAAGAATACCTTTACCCGTATCTCTAGGGCCTAAAATTTTATAACCGTTCATAATTAGTTTTAATAATAAATATTAAACTTTTTCTAATATTACCTTTACGGGTTTATAATTTCCATTTTTTGTAAGAAAGAACTTGAAATAGTCATTCCCGGTTAGGACATCGTTATAAATTTCTTTAGTTAAATTTTTTAAGGATTTTTTTAATTTTGGTGATTTAAAATCTATTTCTTGATTTAAAAATAAATTTATTTCTAAATTCATAAATGATTTTTTCTTTAGTTGTAGTCCACTGGTTCTTAAGTCCATATCTACAATAAATTTGTCGTCAAATAATGTTTTGTCTATATTTTGATAGACCGAATGTTTTATTGCCCTGTTCATATTTAATACCACACGGGTCCAATTTTCAGATTCAATTTTTGGTTCCGACCAAGTTTGAATATTTAAATAAAGTGATTTAAATTCTTTTGAGTCAACGGTCCCATAATGTACTTTAGATGTTCTGAATCCATTTATTTTTGTGGTTTTTCCTTTTTTCATATTTTTTTTTCATACCAATATCGTTTATTTTAGATAAGTTTACGTATTTTTGTGATATGTATCAATATATAAGGAAATAAAACAAAAATATGCTAATAATAAAAGTTAAAAGAGGGGATATTGAAAGAGCCCTAAAAGAATTAAAAAGTAAGGTAATAAAAACAAGGCAAAATAGTAAACTAAATTACAGAAAAGAATTTACTAAAAAGTCAGTTGAAAAAAGACAAGAGTTGCAAAAAGCAATTTACATACAGAAAATTAAAATCAAAGATTAAAGATTCTTATTCAACTGTAATAGTTTAAAATAACTTAACTTATCAAAGGATTCTTTTTGAACTTTGATAATAGTTTCATTTATTCTTCCTAAAACTTCGTTGTTAGATTCCTCAGATTTAATATCTTCTAATTTTTCAATTACCGTTTCTTTTAAAACATCGTATTTAATAAGTAACTTATCATTACTTTCATTTAAAATTGATGTTAATTTTTTCTTATCAGATTCCCCTAGAGTTGTAATATAATCATTAACTGTTTTATTAGCAACTTTTACCATTTTATCAATTGGGACCTTTAGGGTTTCTTCTTCGGTTATTGGTTGTTTCTTTAAGTTTTCTAATATAGTTTTTTTACTTTTAATTTTTTCCTCTAAATTTACAACACTTGAGGAGAATAAATTATCAATATCGTTATAGTTATTACCAGATTTTACATGCCCTAACCATAATGACAATTCTTTAAGATTTAACTTATCAATTTTATTAATAATGTTCTCGTATATAATCGTACTTTGATTAATATATTCAGAACCTAAAGATTCGTTTAGTCCTTTATTCTTCGATAATTCATCGTACAGATAATAAAGTTTGCTTACGTTTTTATTATTTAAAACAAGTTCCTTAAAAAGGAACACATCTTTTTTAAATGTACCGTTTTCATAAGATTCGGTAAGGCACTTTTCTATTTTTGTTTTTAATATTCCAAATTTCATAATCAGTTTTTATTATAAATATATCAATCCTTCAATATTTTAAGTAATTCTTTTTCCATATCACCTAACGATGAGTTTGTGATATACATATCGTCATCAGTTTCTAATAGTAAATTTTCTAACTTGTTTTTTGATTCTGGTAAACCTTCAGGTCCTCCTGGTGGTGGTCCTCCCATTTCTGGTGGTCCTCCTGCCGGTGGGGATGGTGGTCCTCCCATTTCTGGACCTTCTCCTCCTTCTGGTGATCCAGCAGATTGAGTTGTTCCGGTAACTGTTTTATATAATCTATCAATTGTGTCAAACATTCCTGTGTGGGTTATAATTGTTGCAGTATTTGCAAGTTCAGCAGCAACCGCCCTTTCCATTCTTTGTCTTTGGGTATCCAATTTAATATCTTCATCTGAGAATCCAAATATATGTTTCTTAGCCCAAGTAGCTGAAGTTGGAGCTAATGAGTTTGGTATTTCACTTACCAAATCTTTATATAATAAAACTTTTTCTTTCCATACATCAACCATTAATAGGTCGGCTTGTTTAGATGGATTGTTTAATCCTAATGTAAAGTTTTGTAATTCATCCTCAAATCCTAATAAAAATAAATGGACAATCGCAATCTTATTTAATTCAGATAAAATATTTTTTTGTATTCTATTAATTGTTCTAGCAAATCGTATATCAAGTAATGATAAATTTTTACCATCACCAACCGGTTCTTCAAATCCAAGATACGCTTTTGGTATTCTTAATGCACAAACAAGTTTCTTTTGAATATACTCAATGTCGGCAATCTCAGATAAGTTTGTTCCTCCAGGTAATGTTTCAATTGGCATTGTTTGAGTCGCATCACGAACTGGAATAAAGTAATCCTGGTCAACCGCCATTTGATTAAAACGTAAATCAACGTTACCCGTTTTATTGTCAACAATTTGGTCACGTTTAAATTTATTTGCAACACGTTGTACGTATGGTTCAACATCTTTATCGTCCATATTACCAACAAATACCTTAAATACTCTTCTTTCTGGTGCCCTTGATGTACGATAAATTAACATAGCATCTTCAGACAAAACCAATTGTTTCCAAATCCTTCTTGCCTTTTCTAGCATTGATGTTCCGTAAGGAAGTTTTCTATCATCACCTAATAATCTAAAGTGAGCAACTTCAAATGTATTGAATTCCATTTGTTTTTCTTTCCACTTAAATCTTAAACCCTTTTCGTCGGGTCTAACTTCTGAATTGGGAGTTCTAGGTGACATCCCTCTTTCAAGCCTTTCAACCTCAATATTTGGTAATTGAACACAACCAATTATTCCTTTTTCAGAATCTAATTTAAGATAAACAAAATTATCACCATATTTACAAGTGTTTCTAATCCACATCTGTAGGTTAGTGTTAATATCTAAAGTATTGTTAAATAAATCCGCTAATATTCCTTTTATTCTTTTTGATTCTGAGTAAATTTGTAAAATATGACCATCTTCATTTGGTGTTGTTGATTCTTCTGCATATATATCTAAAGCAGTAGAAATCTCTGGGGTAAATTCCATAGATTCATAATCATAAAACGCCGCGATTCTTGTTGGTTCATAATAAATGGCTTGTGTATAAAGATTACTCTCTATTTTAGTCCATTGATTGGCCATATATAATGACTGTTGAGCTTGTAATTTTTCTTTTTCAAACTCGTTTCTATCTCTAGTTTTTAATAATTCTTTTTTGTCAAATTTGTACGTCGGAACATCTTGACCCAATAATGAATTTGGTCCGAATGTCTTTGATAACCTTTGCCAAACTGTTAGTTGATTAAAGTTTTGTTCCATATTGAAAATTTAGTTTATAATTCTTAAATATAAATATTTACTATTTTTACATTTTAAAATTAATCAACAAACATTAAGTAAAAATTAGAATCTGTACTTATATATTCTTGATTATTTGTGATTATTGGGTTTAATAATATTTGGTCTGGTGTTGGACTTGGTGTTGGTGTTGGACTTGGTGTTGGTGTTGGAGTACTTGTCGGCGTTGGTGTTGGAGTACTTGTCGGCGTTGGTGTTGGAGTACTTGTCGGCGTTGGTGTTGGAGTACTTGTCGGCGTTGGTGTTGGAGTAGGTATTGGGGTACCTGTTGGTATTGGAGTTATCTGTGGTTGGTCTACTGGATATCCTTCATAAATGCCCGGTTTTTTCTTATATCCAAAAGAGTTCTCAAATTTTTTATATCCTAAAATGGGTTGTCCGGGAACCACTAAAGTGGATCCATTAATTTGTTTTCCGGATGTTCTTCTAAGTTCTAACCCCATTTTTATAAATATTATCTACCACCAAATAACCAACCGTGTTTAATATAATCGTCTTTTGAGGGACCTGAATTCGTGTTGTATCTATGTGAGGCCGCATTCAAATTTGGAAGTACTGGATTAAAGTAAATATCCTTACCCACACTATCGTTATTACTTACAGTCCACGATTCAATCATAACCTTTGTTTTTTCGGTTACTTTCTCAAGTTTTGCAAAAGATGTTTCACCAACATATATTGCCATTGATATCCCCATTATAAGGTCATCGTGTTGTCCCCTCTGGTGGTCCGGTCTACCATTAACATAGATAAAAGTATTCATTTCATTATATAAACGAATGCTTTTAATTTTAAATTTATGTCTAACGTATTCCTCAAAAGAGGCAATAATTTGAACTCTTTTATTATTAAAACTTATACCAGGTATTTTTTCCTGTGCCTTTGAATTGTAATTCCATATATTTGTGGTGTCAAAACCATCAATATATAAATTCTTATATCCAAGTTCTTGTAATTTTCTAGATGTTGATACCCCCATACCACCGGTGATATCGGTAACTATAAATGCACTATACATTAACCCCCATTTATACGCAATTTCTGCCAAAGCGTCAGGCGGTATTTTACCCACATATTCTAGAACCTGTTCTCTAGTATCAAAATCAATTATTTGTATTGATGAAAAATCTTCACTATCCCCACGAGAAACGTCAACTCCCATTATATATTTATGACCCTCTTTAGGTTCTTCCCACATCCATAAAGAATTACCCATTAACTTTGTTTTAGGTTCTTCTATAAAATTATTTTTAATATCTTCTAATTGTTTGTTGTCAAATACGTTATCTCCGGAACCTAAAAATTCACAATTTAACTCCTGATTAATTTTTCTTTTATCATATTTAAGTTTTTTAACCATTTTTTCATACCAAGAAGAACAGGGTTTATAACCCTTTTTAAAATATGATGTTAGTTCATCATAATCTCTATGATACGGATCAATATGTTCAAACGATATGTGTTTTGACGAATCTTGTTCATCTTTATGTAGTAAATAATGAACTAAATCATCTGTTGGAACTAGATATAAATCTTTTGAGTATCTTGGGTCTCTAAACCAAAACATCTCAGAGATTTTGAAGTTATTCATTCCTTTTAACGATTGGTCGTAAATCTCATAATAAATTGGATCATATCCATTAGGTGTGGAAACCACAATTACCTTACCCCCTGTTGATAGGGACGCCATACAAGCAGCCCAGAAATCACTATCCGCTTCAATAAATGCCGCCTCATCAAATACAAGTATTGTTGGGGTAAATCCACGTAAGGCATCCTTTGATGTTGCAACGGCCTTAACTTCACTACCATTAGTTAGTTTATAATGTTTTTGTGAATTTTTATCCACCGAAAAACCAGCACCGACCCAAGAAGGCCATTGGTCAACAAAAGTACGAATCTTGTTGGCCATCTCCATTGAGGTGTCCAATTTATTTGCAATTATTAGTATTTTTTCTGGTTGGTTCTTTTTTGCAAAAACCAATCGTTTAGATATCCAAGCGGCGGTTACCGTAGTTACACCGGCTTGTCTATATTTTAATGCAATATTCTCCTCAAATTCCTCATAATCATTTAATAAGGAAATTTGGTCAGGAAATAATCCCAATGGAACATACTTTGATACTGTGTTGTCGTATGTTTGTAAATAAGTTCTAAGAGCGTATGGAGTGTCTTTCATACACTTCACATACTCTATCATTAACTGTTCTTTAGATAAACCCATAAAGATATTTACATATAAATATCAAAACCCCCAGTTATTTTCATAAAAGGGGGTTTTAATATATAATAATTGTTTTATTATAAACCTAATTTATTTAGTATACACCATCGTCATCGTCATCATCGTCGTAATCATCATCTTCATCATCACCATACGTTTTTCTATACATTTCTTTTGCTTGTCCTAAAATATCATTAAATCTTCTTTTGGCTTTTTCATTATCAGACGGGTTATCGGAAACAACATTAGCGATTACATCTTTCAAAAATTCTTCAGCTGGGATACCATAAAGTATTTTATAAAAGAAAGGTGTGTAAATTTTACCTTCATTATTTAAAGTTAAATCATCTGGTAATAACATTCTCATTTTTCTTATAAGTTCAGCCCCAACACGAAAATTCATTGGTTCATTCTGCATTGTATCTGTTTGACCCATAACATCCATTGCCATTTCGGGATCCATATCCCTCCATTGTTCTCTTGTTTGTATCATTGGGAACATCTTAGATAGTTCGTGAAGTAGGATTGGAAATATTAGTCCATTTGAAGTATACATATCATTACCGTTACCCTCATTCTCTTGTTCTCCTCCTTGTTCTTCATCATCATCGTCATCATTAGGAGCATCACCTCCCTTACCGGCAGAACCAGCGGCATTACCACCTAAAGCCTCAATAAGGTCTTCATCCGTAAAATACATTAAATCATTTGCTCCCATTATTTTATTATATAATTCATATAATGATGGGTCTATCGCATCTAATCTATCTTTATATGCTTGGTATGCAAATTGACCTCTTTTACCAGCCCCTTGTACCATAGCATTTATAACATTTCTTTTTTCAATTTCTAACTCTCTTTGTTCTTCGGGGGTTAATTCATCAATATCAAAAGAAAAGTTTTTAGGTAATTCTAATTTCTTTTTTTCTTCTGGTTTAATTTGAAACTCATTTGGATTAATTGGTTGTTCACCTAAAAATGTAAGTACGTTAACAAAATCAAACTCATATATAATTCCTCCACCATTCCGTCTTTTTTTAGCAATAATCCCTTGATTAATTGCGTCTTCCATAGTTAAATCAAAAGATAAAAACCCATCTTCTTTAGCTGCTATCTCAACTGCCAAATCTCTTAATTGTTCCCTATATCTAGGTTCGGTTCTCATAGCTTGTTGTACGGCTCTCATCTGTTCCCTTTGAATCGCCAACTTAACTTGTGGGTTTGTAATATTTTGTTGAGTACCAAAATATCTTTTAACGTAATCAACAATTTCTTTAAATCTTTTACTAGTCATTTTTTCTACGTCACTAACACCACCTCTAAACGCTCTATTTTTTGCGTAAATTCCTTGGGGGTCTTCAATCCTTCGTTGAGTTTTTGGGTCGGGTCTTTCCTGGTAATCACCAAAATCCATAGGTGCTTCCTTAACAATTTTTCTTATTAATCTTTCTAAATTATTTGACATTTTTTACATATTTAATGCTTGTTTTATTGCTCCAATGAACTCATTCTTTTGACCTTCAATTTCTGCCTTTGGTTTTTCTTTAACACCAGGGTTAGGATCCTTAAATGGATTATCTCTTCTTTTTGGTGGAGTTTTTGTTCCTGGAGTTTTTGTTCTTTCTTTTTCTTTAGTGTTTTCTCCCATTTCACCACTCATAGATGAAATTTTACCAATTGGTCTTTTCATTCCCATACCCTTCATTTCCATACCTTCATTTTTGGAAAACATAGTATTTCTTTTTGGGTTTGACAACATAATAGAATCACTGTTACCAGTTCTTTCTGAGATTGTTCTTAAAATATCACCCTTAGTCATTCTAGGTTCAACGTGTCTTTCAATCATTTCAACAATTCTATCTTCAAGATATCTTTCATATCCTTCTTTGGTTACTTTTTCTGGCATATTTTTTTGGTCTTTTTTAGTTGTTTTACTAGAAAAGTCATCTCTCATTCTACACCATTTTTTTTGTTCTTTTGTTTTACCATTACCACATTTTGTAAAGAATAATTTTTGTTGGTCTCTTGATTCAAATTTTTCATCAATCTCTTTTTCTTCAGACATAGGAGAATTAGACCCAGTAACAACTTGTACTTTACCCCCAACTTTTTTAATCTGAACGTCACCTGTGTTTGGATCATTAGGTACTGCCATACCTTTACTTAAATCTGTATCATCTAATGTTGTTATGGTTTGAGCGACTTTTTGTGTTACCGCCTCTTTTGTTTCTCCTTTTAATCTTTGGTATAATTTACCTGCCTCTCTATTTGGTTCAGTTTGTGACCATTTACTATAGGCTTTCATCATATCAATTATTTTTTCATCGTCCAAATCTTCAATCCCAGTTTCAATATCTTTAATTTTAGAATATTTTTTTATAAAATTTTTAAATTCGGTTTTTAAATCAGAATCGTCAATTTTTGTCACCTTTTTAGGTTTAAAAAATTTCTCAGATAATAATTTAACTTCATTCGGTTTCATTTTTGATATAGTGGTGAAATGGATTCCATTTTCCAATAATATCTCAACATCTCTTTTAGTTTTCATACACTACTTTTTTTTCAAATTCCAATACAAGATCTCTCTCATAAAGTTTATCTTTAACAATCTGTTCCTCATCACCAAACTTAAATACAAGTCGTTTAACTAACGAGAAATCAATGTCCTCTTCTTTTTCCCATCCTAACGCTAACACTCCATCAATTGAATCCTGAACTGAAAAAACATCTGAGTTTTGAACCAACTCTAATGTTATTTTTCCGTGTGTTAGAATTCCAACCTTTTTTACATATTCAACATCTGGAGGACTTGGATATCCATTTGCTGGTTTTGATTCCCAACTTTCACCCCAAACCTCATCAATACTATCTGAAAATATAAATTCATAAATGTTTTCTCCCCTATAATTTGGGCCTAATCCATTTATGTAAATTAAATAACTCATAGTACTTTACCGTCCGTTGTTATTTTTCTTTCTGTTAAACCATCAACAAAAACTAAATTACCTTTATTAGATAAACCAGATAATCTTGATGTTGGGTTTATTTCAATAAATTTAAGAGACATTCTTTCTTGTTTAATATTTTCAGATAATCTTTTTATACCCTTAATATTTTTTTCTCTTAATTTTTCCATCTCTTCTTTTCTTTTAATTTCCTTACTTTCGTTAATTATCACATCTTCGTTAGTAATATTAAAATATTTTGAAATGATTTTATCTACTTTTGACTCACCGAATGTTCCGTGTTCAAAATGGTTATAATTTCTTTGGTTGGTTCTTGCTCCGTGTTTAGGATATTCTTCACCCATTTCACTCATTTTAGATAAACCGTCGGCCATTGTTGTTGTTGCCAAACGATTAATTGCATCTCCTATTGTTGGTGTGTCATATTCGGTCATTTCCCCTCCTTCTGGTGGTGGAGGTGGTAATTCATCGTCTCCCATACCTGAAGGTTCTTCCATCGACAAATCTTCGTCTTCATTGTCGTCATCTTCGTCTTTATCCTCATCATCATAATCACCTTCTAATCGTGATATAATTTCTTCAAGATCATCATCGTCCAATACATCAACATCAATTGCGGATAAAATAGAATTAATAATGTATTTAACATCATTACCGTCCATTTCATCTTTATCATTAAATTTTCTAATTTTTTGAGCTAATTTACCGGTTAGTTTTTGGATAATTTTAAAAGAAGTTCCTTCCTCTTTTTTTGATTCGTCACCCATATCATCTTCCGTATCATCGGGAAGTGGTGGCATTTCATCACCCATATCTCCCATATCATCCATTCCTTCCGGTGGTGGTGGCATATCACCTCCCATATCATCCATTCCTTCCGGTGGTGGTGGCATATCACCTCCCATATCACCTCCCATATCACCAGCAGGTGGGGGTAATTCTCCTCCCATATCAGATGGTGGTGGTGGCATATCACCAGCAGGTGCCGGTGGGGTAACAGGTGCCGGAGCAGGTACCGGAGCCAATTCTGGTGCCGGAGCCGGTGTAGGGGTTTCTTCTGTGTTTGTTTTAGGTAATCTTAGTTTAAACTTTTTTTTTTGCTCTGTAAAAAGAGAGATACCTTCATCGTTTCCGTACAAACCGTTGTATTCTTTAGCCATTAAATTTAATCTTTTTAATGCTTGAGAATATGACGGGTAGTACTTTCTACTTTGCATAGGCTCAACATAATCCGTTATAGATTCGTTTAAACTTAGTTTAATAATATAACCTTGTCTTTCTTTAACAATAGCATATGTGTTACCATCAGCTAAAGGTAAAGTGTATTCAGTTGATTTGTTTTCATTTATGGATTGTGGTAAAACTTCGTTAAATCTGGCAATTTCCATAATTCTACGAATCTTGTCCATACCTTGTAATTTTTCACTTCCAATAGGTTTTAATCCTCCCATAGTATATTTGTTTTTAAAATATTATTTTTTTATATAAATATATCAATAAATATGTTTATTTGTTGATTTGTTAAATTATTGTTTCATAGATAATTTTTTATCTATTATTTTTGTTGATTCATCGTGAAGCTTTTCAATATACCCATTTCTTCTTAAAATTTTAAATACCATATTTTCAGTGGAGTATTCACCACCAGTTTCTAACCCACAAGTTCTATA